GCAAGAAGGTTCTGGTGTCACATTTGATGACGCAAACGAAGCTTACACTTCAAGATATAACCATGAGACTGTAGCAATGGCTTTCTCAATAACAGAAGAAGCTGTAGAGGATAACCTTTACGACAAGCTTTCTGCTCGTTATACAAGAGCACTTGCTAGATCAATGGCACACACAAAGCAAGTAAAAGCGGCTAATGTATTAAACAATGCGTTTACTGCTGGAGCAACTGCTGGTGGTGATGGTAAAGCATTATTAGCAACAGACCACCCATTAACAAATGGTGGAACTTTCGCTAACGAGCCAACTGTCGCAGCAGACCTTAACGAAACATCTTTAGAAGATGCTTTAATTAAGATTGCAGGCTTTGTGGATGAGAGAGGATTAATTATCGCTCTAAGAGGAATGAAATTAATTATTCCAAGACAACTACAGTTTGTCGCAGAGAGATTGTTAAACTCTAACTTAAGACCTGGAACAGCAGATAATGATGCTAATGCAATGAGGAACATGGGAATGTTACCTAATGGCTATGTCATTAACGATTATCTAACTGACACAGATGCATTTTTCATTAAGACAGATGCACCAAATGGTCTTAAGCATTTCGAAAGAATGCCAATGGCAACAGCTATGGATCCAGACTTTGACACAGGAAACATGAGATATAAAGCAAGAGAGAGATACTCTTTCGGCTTCTCAGATCCTCGTTCACTATTTGGTTCACCTGGAGCTTAATAAAAAATACGCATATTTTTGGGGTGGCTCTTTGCAGTCACCCTTTTTTTATGTATAATAAAGAAAACCTTGACGAAGAATTAACTTCGACAATTGCCAAGACAAGGAGACATACATGGCTAATACAACTTTTTCAGGTCCAATTAGATCTGAGAGCACAATTAAAACAATCAGCAAAAATGCTACTACTGGAACAATTACAGAAGTCATCACTATGGGTGATGCACCAGTTGCATTAGGAGATGAAGATAAAACTCTTGATAACGCTACACATAGTGGAAGAGTTTTAGCCGTTCCAGCACTTGCATCTAACAGAACAATAACTTTACCAGCACCAGTTGCAGGAGCAACTTTTAAATTTATCTATGCAGGTGCAGCAGAGGAGGCAGAAAATTTAATAATTGTCACTCCTGGTAATACCAACTTTTTTCTAGGTAATGTTCAACATTTAGACACAAATGCAGATAATGTTTCTGTTTATGCAAACGGTAGTTCTAACTCAAAATTAACATTAACTGATTTTGGCAGCATGGAAATAAATGTTGTGGCTAAAGACAGCACTAATTATTACATTTGGGGTAATGTTGTTTCTGAAGACGCTCCAGCTTTTGCTGACCAATAATAGGAGGTATAAATGGCTGGAACAAGATCTGACGTAAAAGCCTTTAATGTAGATCAAGGGGATGCTGCTGCTATCATAGGGCCTGCAAGATCAAGAATAAGACAAATAGTAGTATTTGGTAATTCTGCGGGCGCTCTTACCATAACAGATGGTAATGGTGGAAGTAACTTAATAGTGCAAAGTTTTCCAACTGGATTACACACTCTTAATATTCCAGATAATGGTATATTAGCAGAGAGTGGTGCATATCTGTCTGCCTTTACGGGCAGTGGTAATAAGCTCACTATATTTTTATCGTAATGGCTAGAAAACCAGACAAGCAACCTCCTAAAACCAAAAAGTATTTTCGTTCTACTAAATCTGGAGCGGGAATGACAAAGGCGGGGGTTGCTCGTTATCGAAGAGATAATCCAGGCAGTAAATTAAAAACTGCTGTAACTGGTAAAGTTAAGAAGGGTAGTAAAGCTGCAAAAAGGAGAAAGTCATTTTGTGCCAGAAGTGCAGGTCAAATGAAAAAATTTCCAAAAGCAGCAAAAAATCCTAATAGCCGTTTAAGACAAGCAAGGAGAAGATGGAAATGTTAAAGCCTAAAGAAATAATGAATGGAGTTTCTGTTGTTCTTGTTGCGGGATCTATTGCATGGATTGTTACTACTCTTATTGAAGTAGACAAAAGAACTGCTGTTACTGTGGTAAAGGTTGAAGAAAATCACAAAATGATTCATACTTTGTGGATAGATTTTATTAATAGGAAGACGATTGATGGCAATCTCGCGGGGATCAATGTCCCAACAAATAACAAAAGCACCAGGTAAAAGGAAGTGGAGTGCCAAGAGGAAGAGGAAAATCAATTGTGCCAGACCTCGTGGGTTTTCTGAAAGAGCACATTGTGCCTCTAAAAAAAGGCGAGGTAGTAAGAGGTGAACCTCAAAAGGTTTGTCTTAGATGTAAAAAAAGACAGTGGATGTGTACCTGTTGGAAAATAATGAAAGGAAAATATTATGCCTAAAGACGCATGTTATCACAAAGTAAAAGCCAGATATAAGGTTTTTCCATCAGCTTATGCATCAGGTGCTATTGCAAAATGTAGAAAAGTTGGTGCAGCTAACTACGGAACTGGTGGTAAAAAGAAAAAGAAAGCAATGGGTGGTGGATTAAATGCCGCTATCGAAAAAGTAAAACAAGAAACAATGACTGCCAAAGAGGGTAAAGTTGTTAAAATGACCAAAAGAAAGTCAAAAAATAAAAACATAGCTAGAGGTTGTGGTGCCATAATGTCTGCTAGAAGAAAGAAAACAAAGTATTCATAATGGCTGTAAGAAAAACAAAAAAAGGTCTAGCTTTAAAACGATGGTTCAAGGAGGACTGGAAAGATGTTAAAACGGGCAAAAAATGTGGTCGTCAAAAAGGTGAGAAGAGGGGTACGCCTTATTGTAGACCGAGTAAAAGAATTAGTTCAAAAACTCCGAAGACTACTAAGGAGATGACAGCAACAGAAAAAAGAAGTAGAATAAGACAAAAGAATCGTCTAGGTCAACCAGCAGGCGCTCCTAGAAGAGTCAAAGCATTAAGAAGAAAGAAGAAGTAATGGCAACTTCAAGCTCAAGAGATTTTGATTTAGATGTAGCGGAACTTATCGAAGAGGCATACGAGAGATGTGGCTTAGAGATGAGAACTGGTTACGATGCTAGAACTGCAAGAAGATCTTTAAATCTTATGTTTGCTGACTGGGCAAACAGAGGACTTAACTTGTGGACTGTAACACAAGAAACAAAAGCAGTTACGTCTGGCACGGCTACATATACTTTGTCTAGTGAGTTTGTGGATCTATTAGAAGTTGTGTTACGAAACAGTTCTGGTACAGACTTTACACTCACACAAATGAGTCGTGGTGAATATTTAAGGATACCAAACAAAGATAATAGTGGACAACCAAGTCAGTATTTTTTTGATAGACAAACCACTCCCACGATTACATTATGGTCAACTCCAGATAAATCATACACATTGGTATACTACTATGTAAGAAGAATACAAGATGCAGATAGTTTAGTTAATACAACAGACGCACCTTTTAGATTTTTACCATGTATGGCGGCTGGACTTGCATATTACATATCTGTGAAGAAAGCACCAGATAGAATACAAATACTAAAAAGTATTTACGAAGAAGAGTTTCAAAGAGCCATGTCAGAGGATGCAAATAGCACACCACTTAAACTAACACCAAACATATCATACTTGAGGTACTAATGGCTAGGTATGCAAGTGGCAGAAGAGCATATGGGTACTCAGACAGATCTGGGTTTCGCTATCGTCTTCGTGATATGATAAAAGAATGGAACGGTTTAAAAGTAGGTCCAGACGAGTACGAACCTAAACACCCACAGTTAGAACCTAACTATCCAGGTCCAGATCCTACAGCATTATATGAACCTAGACCTAATCAAGACACAGACATAGTATCTTTTGTGGTATACACAAATTCAGGAGATGGTATAATAGGTAAAAAATTAACAAGCTTTGAGGCTACATCGAGTCTTGGAGAAGTGACAGTGAGTACATCATGAGTTTTACATTAACTACATTAAAACAATCTATACAAGATTGGACAGAGAACGATGAAACAACTTTTGTAGGCGAACTAGATTTTTTTATAAAAAATGCAGAGGAGCGAATATTTAAATCAGTTGATTTAGATTATTTTATAAAAAATGTCACTGGAGTTATGACAAGTGGTAATAAATTTTTACAAAAACCATCTGATTTTTTAGCGTCTAACTCTTTGTCTTATGTAAAAAACAGTGAGAATATTTTTTTACTACATAAAGATGTTAATTTTATTCAAGAGTACACAGCTAACCCAGCTACAACTGGATCTCCAATCTATTATGCACAATTTGATGTAAACAATTTTATTCTTGCACCAACACCAGATAGTAATTATTCTGTTGAGATACACTATTATTACAGACCAGCTTCATTAACAACAGATGATTCTGGAACAACATGGATCAGTACAAATGCACCAGACGCTCTTTTATACGCTTGTCTTATAGAGGCATATACTTTTATGAAAGGTGAAAATGACTTGATTCAACTATATAATTCGCGGTATGCTGAGGCAATTAGTCGTTTGAAGACTTTTGCAGAGGGCAGAAATTATTCAGACGAATACAGAGATGGACAAGTAAGACAAGCGAAGACTTGATGAAAAATAAAAACATAGCTATTGTCGGTTTAGGCAATAGTTTTTCAGAGTACATTTTAGCTAAGATAAGAAGTGAAAAATTTGATGAAGTTTGGGCGATAAACTCCATGTCTGGCGTTATTTATCATGACAAATGTTTTATGATGGATCCACCGTCAAGATTTCTTGACACACCTAATGC